CAAAGGACGTCAAGCTCATGCTTGGGCCGTGTGTTAGTTTAAGTCAAATCATTACAAAACGAATTAAACGTAGAAGCATTGTGTTAGTTAGAAAAGCAACTTAACTGTATCCATAACTGATACCTTCGCAGATTACATTCATTTGTACTACAATTGCTGTTGCGTATGCAATAGCGTGAGCTTTCTTAAAATAGTACTCGTCAGTCGTTGGTTTCGTCCACACATCCTGCATTACTTCTGACCACGTTTTCCCTAATAAATGTTTCTTGGCGGGACGGATGATTGCTAGACACGCCGCGAGCTCTTCTATATTTTTTGGTTTCATCTTCCTCAATACGTGCCCGTGTCCATTCACGTGAAAGAGCAGATTCGAGAAGTCGTCCTGTTCCAGTAGATCCCATAGTGGTTCTGTCTCCATAAGTTGGTTAAGGTGTATTTCATCTCGTACACCTTTATAGATACTAACATTTAAGAAATCTATCTTAAAGTATCCTTGTTCTTCTGCTTTATCATAGGTTACAGCACACAAATTTGTTCTTGCATCAATAGGAATTGGATGTAGGTACACACCAGTATTATGAGGAACTAATTTACCTTCATCGATACGACTAGCTCTGTGATGTTTGAACAGAGCTAGGGCCTTTGATCTATCAGCAAAATCAATATCAATATCTGGCATTACTGTAACCTTGTACTCTCAAATAATAAAAGAGGTAGAGTCTCTGCAAGAAACTCTGCATATTCTTCAGCATCTTCCTCATCAAGGAATCCGCTAAATTTTACATATACAACCGGGTCGTCATTTCCAACTGCTACTTCAATGTCTAGGTCATCTCTAGATAAAGCTTCCTCAACTGATTCCGGTTCGACAACTTCAACTTCTGGTTCTTGTTTTTTCTTTGCCATTATTGTACCTTAGCTTCTAGTATTACATCTTTAATTAGCTCTACATCAGCAGGGTAGTTTTTAAACTTCCTTTTCCAGAATTGGGGATCAATTACTGGGCCAACTATTTCTAACTGCTCGTCATTAAGACGTTGAAGTGCCTCTTTGCCTGAGGGGATATTTAAAATCCACCAAGGGCTAATTAATCCTTCTTTGATATCGTGTGTTAGTCTGTTCGAATTAACATAGAGAAAATAATGTTCCCATGTTGACTTCTTTTCGTCCGCCCACTCAATCATTGTTTTGATTGATCTCTGTATTGCACCGTCTGCAGGTTCTTGTTTGATTAGCTCGCTAACATATTGATCGTATAATGCATCACTACACCATTGGTCTAATTTTACTCCACTTCTAATTACATACTCGATATACCGATCTGGATATATTGGATTTGTATTTGCAAAGAAGCTACCAAATTTTACAAAGGCTGTGTAATATGGACTTGTAATAAAATCGTCAAACGTTTTTGCTTTAGCAGACTTTTGTTGTATTGTAAAAAACTTCTGGAATACCATGTATCCCGCTTGAACATGTTTTTCATTTCGACCAAGATGTCTGCGTTTTTTCTCGCAGACGTGAATCATCAGAGTTTTTTCTTTGGCAAATGGTTTTTTACAAAACTCGCAAACGTGCATTAGAGAATTTCTTTAATTTGTTTCTTATCAAGCCCGAGGCCTTCTGCCATTGACTTCACTTCGTTATCTGTAAGGATATTAGTCAACAGTTCAATGTCTTCAATTTTAGCATTAGGATACTGATTTAATAAAAATTTATTTTTTTTGCTAGAACCTTCTGCTTTACGAACAAGTTTAATGTACTCACGTCTAACAGTTTTTCCATGAGGATTTGCACACAGAGTTAATAGCATCCATTGTAATTTTGGATGATTAGTAAACCTGTACATGTGTTTATTAAAGTATTCATTAACTGTTAAAATATAATGTGCATGAATATCTGGGTCACTGCTAATCGGACTACTGATCCAACGATTTAGCACAAAGAATAGTTTCTTTAATTCTTTTTGCTGATCAGGGTCAACGGCATCCCATAGTTCCTTCATGCCCATGTCTACCGCAGGAATTACATCTTTAAAGAGATCAAGTTTAGTTGTCATTTTTGTTTGCTTAGGTGATGTATTATTATACACTGCTCAAGAGCATGTTGTAAAGCAGGATTTGTTTTGGCTGCACGGCGAATTTCGCCCCACAGTTTATCTTCTCGTATGTGTTCAATTAATGGGCGACCGTCATTCGTGCGAGGATCAGGTTTACCCTCCATCTCGTACTTGTAGCCAATCAATGTACGTTCTGTTTCTCCAAACTCTCGAGCGTAGACTTCTTCGCCGTTACGTTCGTATATGTAGTTTGCACCTGGTTTAAGATTGCCCATCTTTAATATATCCCACAGTATCTCTTTCGATATCATCATGATCAAATTCTGCCCAATACAACTCAAAGGCAACGCAGTCCGTGACTGCTTCAAATTGATGATATTCACCAGGAGCAACTTTAGTATACTCGCCGGCTCTTAATAAAGTCTCGTCAACTAAGTCATAATTATTCTTCCAAACACGAATAATCATTTCTCCTTGTTCAACAAAGAATCCATTCCATTTGTATTTGTGTTTGTGCTTACTGCACACGCCGCCGGCTTTAGATTCGATCCTATGAAATTCTAAAACTCCGTTGGCTTCTAATAACGTAGTAACTCCCCAAATTTTTCCTGCCTTCATTGTTGGTCCTTTTTAACTCTAAATTCTTTTCCTTCATGCTCTACAAAAAAATGTATGCAGCTAACTTCGTCAAATAATATCCAAGTATCCATGAAACCCCATTTCCATTCTAATTTAGCACCATTAGCCCATGCTGTAATTTCATTTTTCCATCTGTGGGGGGTCATCTACTTCCTTATAAAATCTTATCTAATTGTACAATTTCGTTTTGACGGCTAACTTCTTTGACAAAATATGCACACGGCGGATTTGGGCCATCACAAATCGGAACTGTTAATAATTGCCCGTTCTTCATTTTAGGAAAGTACCAACGAACATCTTGAAAAATATTTACAATTTCAATTGGCAAATACTCGATTCTAAATCCTTTAACTGGGTTAAAGATAAATGCATCAAATCCTCGTTCATTAATACTAGTTAACGGAAGAACTTCTGGATCTTGTCCGCAATCTTTATCACCAACTACCATGCACCAATCCAATGGCATTTGTACTTCGTGCTCTCCAATTCGTAGTAAAATTGCAGGACTGTTGAACGACTCTAAAAATATTAGAGGCATAAAGAAAAAGTCTGGTTCGCTAGGTGTACTATTATCTAGTACGCTAAATCTTGCATCGTCTTCTACTTCGTCTGGCAGATCGTTTAGATCAAATGCCGTGTTGTTCAATGTTAAAATTCTCATTATTATATATTCACCTTGGTAACTTTGAAAGGATACTTTGCATCCTTGTAATATTTTTTTCGTTCTGTTAAATGACGTTTAGCGTACTTACAGGTACTGGTTATGTCCCAGATCTGGACGAAGTCTTTGTCCGCTGCTTTTCTAACGCCTCGCCCAATGCTTTGTATAACGCGGACAAAGCTCTTTCCGGGCTCAATAAGAACCAGATTAAAAATCCTTGGAATATTAATGCCAACAGCGGCCACACCGTAAGTCGCCACAATAACCTTGTTATTACTCGTTTTAATTTCATCATACTCATCTTTTCTGTCCTCTAATTTCATACCACCACTAACAAAGACAGCATCTGGTATTAATTCAACAAGTTTAGTTCCGGTATCGATTCTATTAATCAATACTAATGTATTTCCTGTTAATGCAAATTCTTTAATCTTTTCTGCCATCCACGATAATCGTTTTTCGTCTGTGACTAAGAACGAATATTCTTCTTGGAAACTTCTAAATACCTGAATGTCGGTTGTCTGCAATATATCAATTTGCAAGTTAGCTAGTACACCCCTTTCTTGCAAATCGTGTGCAGATACCTGATTAATAACTGGTCCAATGGCTGCTAAAATTCCCTGAAACTCAAAGTCTTCTTTAGGTACAGTACCAGTCAATCCCCAACGAATTGCACAGTTTCTAAAATTAACTGTGAGTAATTTTGTAAGTACTTCTGCTTTTGCTTGATGGACTTCGTCAACAATAATTGCCGCAACACCTTCTGTAAATTCTGCTAAAGATAATGTATCTTCATCATAGCTATTTTTATCTAAGACGTTAAGACTTTGCCAAGTACAGATAGTATGAGTTTTGTTTAGTTCCTTGCGATCACCAAAGTATACTCCTACATCAAGTCCGAGGTTCTTATAATCTTCTTCAGTTTGAACAACTAATGATTTGTTAGGAACAATCACCATTGTGCGACCATATGGCTCACACAAATAGCTTAGTGTTGCTGTTGTAATTGTTTTGCCAGCGCCTGTTGCAACTTCCTGCAAAGCCTGTGGATTTTCTAAAAACTTGTTAACTACATCATACTGATAGTCACGTAAGATGATAGGAGTGCCTGCCTCTGGATGGCCCTTTGGCCATGTCTTGCCTTTATCGGCCCAAAACATTTCCGTCACTGGAGTGAAGTGAAAATCGTGACTTTCACGTAAATCTTCAACATCAATTTCATAGCCGTCGTTTTCTACAATAGGCAATATAACATCTAGGTGTGCAAGATATCCGTTGCCGCCAATACCAAAAAAACTTTTTGTGCCGTCCCATCTTCCTAACTTGTACGCAGGCATGTGACGAGCATAGGGCAGATCGTATTTTAGTTTATTGGCAATTTTCCTGCGAGTCTCCACTGCCAAGCCGTCGACTTTGATGTTTACTTCATCTTTAATTATTAGTTTACAGATTGACAATCTTTTTTTCCTTAGTTGATAAACCTCTTAGCGCCGGCTTGGTAGTGCCTATATAAAGTACACAAGGGTGCGAACTCATCCAATCGTTAGTGCCAACGTTGGTATTGGTGAACAAGCTATTTGTTATAATAATTTTAACTTCTTGCTTGTTAGTAAACAACCACTTTGCAGGCTTATGGGAAAATATAAAAACTTTCCCATTATTAATAGGCCCATTTAACTCATTGTCTTTAATCCATTGATTGAAGTGTACGTCTTTATCTTCCTCTGCCGTCAATCTAAAACACACTCTAATGTCGTTTTTTGGAAAATTTGCTGTTTCGGCGGCAGCAACAAACTTCTTAATAAAATCAAATTTGTCAGATGTTCTATCAACAATCACGGCAATGTTTTGTGGATCTGGTAGCATCTTAATAAGTTTAAATGCGTTATCTACATCTGCTGTGTAAAAATAGTTATCCGCAGTTGTGGTGATTTTTTCCATCAACGACAACTCTTTTTTCTCCGTTTTTAAAAAGAAGCTCATACTTTTTGCAAGGAACATATCTTGTTCTAACACAGATGTTTTATATTGATTAAAATATTCTTGCGCATCAAGGCATGCATTGACCAATTTAATTTCGTTATTGACATTTATTGCATACGGCACAAAATCGTCCTCTTGATTCCATATTTCTTCAATATTATTGCATACGTGTGTGAAGATATCGTCGACTATGAAATTATGTTTGTTACAAAATTCCTGTAGTGCAATGATGTTAATATCGCTTAATTTAATTTTGCGTACCAGCGCATCAGCATCCCATTGAGACTTTACTCCAGGGAATGATTTTTCAAATGGGTCCTTAAGAGCGTATGGAAATTTCATTAAAATTGTGATATTTTCCATATCATCATCGATGCTGACTTTTCTACTGTTGTCAAGAACACGGAATGGAGTTTTCCATTGAGGAGCAACCAATTCATCGCTGTAATCAATTCCCCACATCTTTGCACCAGTGCTATATTTTTGCAAAATTCTCAAGACAAACGAAGACTGTGCTCGAGTAAACGATCGATTTTCAATAATTGTATTTTGAAAACTGGTAATTGCCGGAATGTCCTGCGGCTGAACTGCAATGTTCCGCATGTCCACGGCATGAGCAAAGTTTAAAAATATGTCTTCGATGTAAGTGATATTTGCCATCTTAACATATTAACATCTCACCATGTAGAAAGCAATCTTTTTTGAGGAATTCCTTGGGTAAATTCCTCAACTGTCCACTCGGTATGTAGGATCTCTTCAAACCATAACGCTCGGTCTTTGAGATGGGCAGTTTCGATTTCTGGTAACAAGCACGACACTGGATATGCCAATCCGCTAGGATCACACACAACTGGCACTCCCTGTATTGCTGCTTGAACAGTGGTGCCGCTGTTGTAATTTACCACACAATGGTGAGATAAATCCATATTAAATTCAGAATAAGTGTTTGGCAACAATATAGGAACACTAAATGTCACATTAGGTATGTCAATGGCTGGTACACTACACCGAGGGTGCGGTCTAACAACAATTGGGCGATCGGTAAACTTTTTAATTTCTGCGATTTTGTTGGTAATCCAGTCTTTTACAGGAGGTAATCCCTGCCATTGTAGACTTTTATCATGTTGGCCTAATAATAAGATACTAGATTTACGATTTACTCTAATGGGCATTAGAGAGATACCTAACTTATTAGAACGACCAATTTCTAGTGATTTGTCTTTATTAAAAGCGCCATTAGCATTGATGTTTCCCCATGACAATTTCCATGAAATTCCACGTTTTAGGGCACCAACTTCAACGACCATAACTGGCTTGTTATTATTTGAAAATTTTAAATAAACATCTCGATTAGCAGTCATTCGTCCAAACCATAATACACTCCATATCACGGGAATGTCTTCTCCATCCGTGACGATTTCGCAGCCTAATTTTTTAAATCCCTCTTCCAAGGCATCAAAAATTACGTTGCTACCCAATGCACCGTTCTCTCTATATAATTTTACTTTCATTTTGTCAAATAAATAACAGAGTATTTAATTCACGGGCCCAATGAGTAAATTTTTAAATAGAATTTCGGATATTATTGTAAAAAAAGACATTGCTGTAATATTAGGCAATGATTTTCCGTACATCGGGGAAGTTCTCGAATCATTTAACAGTGTATTTGTCTACGACGATAAACGACCCGAGATTAAAGCTCGTAATTTAATTCCTAGATTAGATTTCACGGATGTCAAGACATTACCGTCTATCGATCTTTTAATTGTTGAAGAAAAATATCTAATAGAGATAGGAAATTTTACTTCAACTGCAAGTAGATATCGAGCAGGCATTATTTTAATGTACAGTGAGCCACCTAGTAAAAAAATACTAAGGCACTTATGGCAACACAACTACGAACTAGCAGATACAAATAAAGCAATGAACTTATGGAAGAAAACAAAAGTATGAAATACGCAGTAGTTACTACATTTCACGAAGCAGGATATAATCAATACGGTAAGCGCATGATAGAATCATTTACAGCAAACTGGCCTGCAGAAGTACAGTTATATGTCTATCCGGAAAATGTTAATCCTCAGATTCCGCAAGGATCAACACTTGAATTAATTGACTTAATGACCGGTGTTCCAGACTTGGTTGCATTTAAAAACCAGTGGAAAAATGTTCCGCATGCCAATGGTGATATCTCCACATTTCCAAAGTTAGCATCAAGAAAAGATAGTCATAAACCGTTTAAATGGGATGCTATTAGATTTGCACATAAGGTATATTCTATATTTCATTGTGCTAAAAACACCGATGCAGATATATTAATTTGGATGGATGCCGACATGGTGTGTCATAGTCCGTTAACATTAAAAAGACTAGAACAATTAATTCCTGGAGACGCAGATATCTGTTATCTTGGCCGAGATAATAAATTTAGCGAATGCGGATTGTATTCAATGAACTTACGTAGCCCCATGGTGCAATCTTTTTTAACAGAATTTCAGCGAATGTACGATCAAGCAGAACACGGAATTTTTACATTAGACGAGTGGCATGACAGTTATGTTTTTGACGCAGTTCGTAAAAAATTCCCGTATCTTGTTCAACATAACTGGAGTCAAGGAATTATTACAGGTGAAGGTCATCCTTTAATTAACTGCGAGTGGGGTGCATATTTGGATCACTTAAAAGGTGAAAGAAAAGTAACTGGACGTAGTCATCAAAAGGATCTACGTATGCAACGAAAAGAGGAATATTGGAAATGAAAAGTTTTATTATAAATCTTTCTAAGATTGCATCTAGTGCAGACACTGCATTAAATTTAAAAAAACAATTAGAAGAATTTGGAATGCCGGTTGAACTGTTTGAGGGAACATACGGCAATGACGCAGTTGAGATGATGGACAAAGAAAATAGAACATGGCATCCTTTTGGTATTAAAGGTCCTGATGTTACTCCCGATCCTACATCACAACCAAGCCAAAAAGGTAATACCCCGGGAGTCAAGGGTTGTTTTTATAGCCACTTTAGACTTTGGCAAAAATGCGTTGAACTCAACGAACCTATTATTATATGGGAAGACGACATTGTATTAACAAGACCATATATGCCTATTGATTGGACTGATGTATTGGTTCTAGCACTAGGACATCCATCTAAAACAGAAAAATATAGACATTACTTAGAAAGTCCAGAAGGCGATCCTAGGCCAGAACCTTATTTCCAAAGTTCGATGCCCGGCTGTTGTGGGTATGCTCTAAAGCCTCATGCTGCTAAGAAATTAATCGATACATACAACAATACTTTTCTTCCAGCAGATAATGCAATCAATCAACATCACGTTATTATTGAAATACACAGCCATGTTATGGGCATTGCATTAATTAAAAAAGACGGAAAGAAAAGTCTTACAAGAACATCGTATTGGGATAAACTTTAATGAACGATTACACATGTTATGTGATATCAAACAAACCTCATTTATTTCCTGCAATCGAAAAGAGCATGGACCCAATACAGGTACAATACTTTGACGGCACAGGTTATACATCATTTTCTAAATTAGTTAATGCTTGTGTAGAAGCAGCGCCTACCGAAACTGTTATTATTATGTCAGATAAAGTATTACCAACCGAATCTGATGTAACGAAAACTCTAGTACTAATTGAACAGGGATATGGACTAGTAGGTCTTTATAGATTTGGATTTTTTGGTTTTAAAAAACAACTAATGCGACAAATTGGAATGATGGATGAGAGATTTGTAGGAGGTGGCTACGAAGACGACGATATGTATATTCGATTAAAAGAAGCGAATATTTCGATGTACGTCACAGAAGAAGTAGCATATACAAAGAGTGCATCTTCTTGGAGTTATGATCTGTCGAGATTGCATTTTATGAACAAATGGGTTGACACTGAAAGTTCATTGTATGACCCTTCGGCAAAACCATCATCAGCAGTGATTAAAAGAAAAATTAATGAAGAGAATTTAAATTATGATTTAGGTAGGAATGTATCTACTACATTCTTAACATGGGACCATACTGTTGCCCAGCCTAGTAAATCTAGAAAATATGTACAAGGACCCAAACGATGAGTAGTGTAATAATCAACAACATATCTAATATTGAAAGCTATTCGTACCTTGAGCTTGGTATATTTGATAATGTAAATTTTAATAATATAAAATGCAAAAATAAGTTTTCTGTAGACATGAACGGTAATGCAATGTTTACTGGAACCACAGACGAATATTTTGATCAGTTAAGTGCAACAGAAAGATTTGATATTATTTTTATTGACGCAAATCACGACTACGAATATGTTATTAGAGATTTTAATAATGCAATTAAACATGCCAATAAATGGGTATTATTGCACGATATGATTCCTAGATCAAAAAAGTTTATTCAACCACAATTTTGTTCTGATTCGTTTAAAGTCTTGCAGTATCTAATAAAAGAAACTGATTTTGAAATCTACGCGATGAATAATAATTTTGGACTTACGTTTGTAAGGATGCCTGCGACTAGTATAGATCCGCAGAGTGAATACTCTGCAATTTCCTACAACGAATTTGTTGAGTTTATTAACGGTGTTAAATTGTATTCAGATGAAGAAATGATAGAAATTTTAAGGAAAGAAAATGTTTAATGGTACAAGAATTTTTGTAAGTGGTGCAACGGGATCGTGGGGTCAAACGCTGATCACTATGTTACTTGACAAATATAATGTTAAAGAAATTATATGTTTTTCAAGAGGTGAATTACAACAAGTATTAATGAAACGGAAATTTAATAATACAAAATTAAAATTTGTAATTGGTGATATCAGAGACTACGATGCAGTCAAACAAGCAACTAGAGATGTTGATTATATTTTCCATCTTGCTGCCCTTAAGCATGTACCGGTATGCGAAGAAAATGTTCAGGAAACAATCAAAACTAATATCAACGGCACTACTAATATAGTTAATGCTGCCATTGAAAATCGTGTAAAGAAAGTCATTGATGTTTCGTCAGATAAAGCAGTTGAGCCAATTAACTTATATGGTATGACAAAGGCAGTGGGTGAAAAGATCATCGTACAGGCAAACGACCTAACTGACTATACTAAATTTGTTTGTATCCGCGGTGGCAATGTCATGGGTTCTAGCGGATCAGTTATTCCGTTTTTCATTGAGCAAATTAAAGCAGGTGGACCAATTACAATCACTGATGTAAAAATGACACGATTCTTTTTGACATTAGAAGAAGCCATAGAATTACTATTCAAAGCAAGCATTGACAGTATAGGTGGAGAAACCTTTGTAATGAACATGCCTGCATGTTATATTAAAGATCTTGCAGAAGTGTTAATGGACGAATACGGTGTTGTTGAAGTCAAAGAAACAGGCATGCGTCCAGGTGAAAAGTTAGATGAAATGTTAATTTCACATCACGAATCGCAGTTGTCATTTTGTTACGACAACAATTATTTCTTAACATTACCAGCCGGATATAATCAAGCACTAGCTACTCGTTATCAACATCATTGCGTTCCATTTCCATACAACGAGTTTTCGTCTGTAACTAAAATAATGAACAAGCAAGAAATTAAAGAAATGCTTAAGAAGGGTAAGTTTATATGAAAGTTTTAGTAATTGGTGCCAATGGAATGGCAGGGCATGTTATTACACGATACCTTAAACAACAAGGTCATATTGTAACTACCTTAGCAAGATCCAATGCAGATGTTGTTATGAATATAGAGAATTTTGCAGAAGTACAGCGCCTTAGTGAAGTCGCTACTGCATTTGATTTTGTAATCAATTGTGTGGGATTGCTAGTCAAAGATAGCAATGATCGACCAGATCGAGCTGCATTGATTAATGGCTGGTTCCCGCACTTCTTAGAGCATACATTTTCAAATAGTAAAACAAGAATAGTACATCTTTCAACAGATTGTGTATTTGATGGTAAGAAAGGTAACTACATCGAATCAGATACTCATACAGAAATTAATTCCTACGGTAAATCAAAATCGCTAGGTGAGTTAAACAATACCAAAGATATTACCTTTAGAATGAGTATTATTGGGCCAGAGATCAAGTCAAGTGGAACTGGTTTGTTTCATTGGTTATCAACAAATCCCCAACAAGAATTACAAGGTTGGGACAATGCATGGTGGAATGGAATTACTACTTTAGAACTTGCAAAGTGCATTGAAAAATATATGAGTGCTCCTACAATTATAGGAGTATATCATGTTGTTAACAATACAAATAAAATTAGCAAGTATGATTTATTGTCGAAAATTAACGACATATATCAATTAGGTAAGACTATTGTAAGAACACAAGGACCAAAACCAGTTAATAAAATTCTAGTAGATACTAGAAAAGATTTTGATTTTGAAATTCTCGATTACGATAGTATGATTAAGGAAATGAAGAACTTTAAATAAACTTCTTCATGTGTTGCCAGCACTCACCGGATCTCAGTTCGTCAAAGTTCCAGTGAAACATAGCAAGACGTTCAACCCACGGTTGCCTATCTAGCAATTGTGGGTTTTCTATTTGTGAAAAGTCAGTATTAGCAATTTCGGCACATTGACTGTTTAATGGATCAGACACAAATATTGGGTATCCTTCAATTGCTGCACCGACTACTGGACTAGAATTATAGTTAACTGCGGCCCAGCAATTATGTAAGTCGTCTACTAAATTAGGATTAGTACTTAATCGTACACGCTTAGAAAATTTAATTTTGCAATGATGACTGTTAGGATTAAGATAAGTCCTTGCTGCTTTATCCCCTGGGTGAGGTCTAATAACAATGGGCCTATCTGTAAACTGTCTAATAGCGTCTATAGTTGAAATTGCCCAGTCCTGAACATCATACCCTCCCATACTCCAACCGCCATTACGCTGAAGTAATAACAGTATATGGTCGCCGGTAGTTCTGTAATCTTTTAGCTGTATGCCTAGATTGCTTGAAAGTTTATTCCAACGATTAGGGTCAATCTCTGTATCGCAATAAATGCCGTGAGTTGGAAAAACATCGTTAAAGCTGTAGCGTAGATAATGTTGAGGATTATTTGGTGTAGCATAAAGGAATAAATTACTGTCAACACCTACTGAGTGCTTGTTAGTAATTCTTTGAATAACATTAGTTCGTAACTGTGTATGAAGAGATGACGGAGGAACACCCGGAACGCACCATCCCTGTATAACACCTACATCGGCCTGCACGACATTATGATCATACACATCAACGGCATGATCACCAGAAACCTTGACACCCTGTGAATAATTAACTAGGATATCAATTTTTTCTTGGTTCTTACTGTTAGGAATCGACTTGTGGTATATCGCTACTTTTAGAGCCATCTTTTAATTCTCGAAGTTTTTGCTTGTTATCTTTGTTAATCCAATGCGTTAAGAGGCCGTTAAACCTAGTATTTTTCAGCGCATCTATGTTTTCACAGGGTGAATTACATAAATTTAAAAACGTGCGTGATTCAGCTACATGACCCAGTACCTGCGCATCATAGGGGCGAAATAGAGCCATTAATTCATCATCATCATTCCATATACGTTCGTACTGCCTAGCAACAATGTTTATTTTTCCAAATCGCTGATTAAAGATAACAATACCGGTTTCCCAACAATCTTCCTTATCACCAGAGTACATCATTGCTAACGGTTCGCTGAATTCAAAATCAAACATATCAGCAGTTAACACCCCCGTTTGTTCGACATCTGCATCAATCCAAATAATGCGTTCATCTACACCCCTGTTACGCACTGCCTCTAATTGTGCTGATGCTTTACCCCAAAATTTTCTTACCTTTGAGCGTTCCGCGCCCCGAGTTTTTAACTCTGGAACATGTAACAGTTCTTTATGGAAGGGAACATCGTAGATCCAATCTAAATCACCCCCGGATTGATCGACAAAGATTGTTACGTCTCCAGGTAACTGCCAAGTAGGGATACAATACTTGGCGGTAGAGTTCCAATAATTTTTTGAGATACTTGTTACAAAGTGTAGTTTCATGTTAATTCTTCTAATATATGTTTTGCGATTCCATTACGCAATTCTTCGGTGTGAAATTGCCCGTATGCAAGATGACAGGCCCATGCATATAATTTATCACGGTCTGGATAGTACGGTGTTTCTATCTTGGTTAAATCTTGCAGACTCACTGGACTTGATGCATTTGTTGGAGCCAATGTAAATGCCGGAATTCCATTTAAAATTGCTTCAGTTGATGCTACACTATTAAAAGTTACCAATGCAAACACATCATCTTGAAGAGCTACTGTTAAGGGGATATTTTGTTTTCTATCAATTCTGTCTGCAGGTCGCTGTCGAATAACAATAGGTCTATCAGTATGTTGTTTGATTGTGTTTACAGTTTGTTCTAACCATTGCTCTAAATCAATACCGTAAAATTTGCATGGCTTTTCGTCCGGTGCAGCAATTATAATCTTTCTTCCAGGTGGCTTCCATTTAGAAATAGTTTTGCCTAATCGTAACCATCTGTCATCAGGTCTAGTAATAATTTCACCGTGCTGTAGATTATTTTTAACAATACGATGCCAAAATTTATAACCATTAGGATTAGTAATTGACATCTCGTTTCCAAAATAACCAGTATCCATGTAGTAGAAATCTCGCCGATCTTCCCAACACTGCTGTATTATTTTCTTTTTTAGTATGCCTCTTAGTACAATGGGATTGTTACTAGACTCATAGACAAAGTCATCATAACTTGTAATAGTAGAACCACTACCTTCTGCAAAAATATCAACGTACTGTGATTTTTTGGTATTATTTAAAAAGATCCAATTCATAGACGTTGTTGACAATACTCAGTTAAAATTCGCTCGCGGTGCCATTCATCGGCAAAGCTACCTTGGTCAGCAAACTCGTGAAAACAAGGAGTACCTAAGGTATAGTGAACTAGATTCGCATTAGGATTGTGATCATATTCAACATCTAACCAATTCCATTCAGTTGGCAATTGGCCAATATCGGAATCATCTAACCATGTAAATCTATGTAACTGTGCTCCTGTTGCTTGTTCAACAAATGTCGGAGTAAGTACTCTATTCTTAGGATGACCGCAGTTCCACATAATAACGCTTGACCAATTCTTGCGTGGATAATCTTCATTTTTACTGCCAAGATATTTTTCATTCATCTTAGTTTTATAATCGTGTTTGACAACCATAACTGCTTTAGAGTCGTCTCGTAATTCCCAAAGTTTTACAATATCCTCACGTAAAATCATATCACCATCTATAAACAATGTCCATCCCATAAAGTCAGATAATACAGGTGTTAAAAATCTAGAATAGATAAACTGGTTACTTCCATCCATGTGTGTTTCTTTATAATCTTTAAAATTATTAAGAGCTAGTGGAGTAATACTAACTGGTCTGGTCGCATGTCTAATAATACTGTTAGAGCACACATGAAATGCAATGGCCTCTCGAGGATCGTATCCAATAAAAACTTTAATCATTTTCTTTCAATGTCCTCTTCGTCGCATTGTTCGCCGTATTGTATTTCAATAACCCGCAGCGGTTTATCTGTTGGGTTCTGTAATTGATGCCATTCGCCAACATTAATAGTTTCTTGTTTGTATACGTCAATTCTTTCACCGCCATATTCCCAATTTAATGCAGCTTGGCCTTCAGCAACAAACCAAAGTTCGGCTCGATGTTTATGTCTCTGCATACTTAGAGTTTTTCCAGGATCGACTGTTAATTCTTTGACTTTAACATTATCGCCTACCGTATGCAGTACTCTATAATATCCCCAAGGACGAATAGTCTTAGGTGCTTTCCACTCTTGTAAGATCCAACTGCTTGAATTCTTTTTGTCCTCTCCGCCGACGCCAAAGACAAATTCTACATGAAGCATTTCCTTAAGTACATCCATTTCTGGAATATTTGTCTTTGTTCGATCTCCACCATTGGCAAAGATAATATGAGATTGTGGATGAATCTTTCTAACTTTTCTAATAGCATCTTTAGCACTATTATCGCTGTCGTCAAAGTTAATAACTCTATCAACGTCTTGTAGAGCTGCAATTATAGTTGCTCGTTCTTCCCAGGGCATAAATTCTTGCCCTTTCTTTCGACGAAGCCATTCGTCAGAGTTAACGCCAACAATAAGCATATCACCGAGTTCTTTGGCTGCTTTAAAGTAAGCAATGTGACCTGAGTGTAGGGGATCGAATCCGCCTGTGATTAGTACAATACGTTTCATGCTGTTATTTATGTGGTCAGTTTTCTAGTAAATACTGATATGACGAAACAGTTTCAAATACTATCTAGAGAATTCGACGAACAGTTCATTAACGGATGGAAACGGTTTACTCATCAATTGATAGTAGTTGACGATATAGCACTAGCGAACCCAGAAATACCATTAGTAGTTCCGGCAAATCCATTGGGACTTATTGGAGAATGGATGGCTGCAAAACGTCCATATATTGCCATTAATCGACCTTATATAGGGTCGTGGTTAGAAACAAAAAGATTTGCTGCTAGAGTTGCAGTTAACTCATTTGCATGTACACGATTTGGTAATGCGTCTTACCAAAGATGGAATACAACTAGATTGGACATCCAACCATGGAAGGTAAAGGAGATTAAGAATGTATTGATTGCGCCTAGCAAAAAAAGTCAAGGCATCTTTACAACAGTTGATCCAGTGGTATGGTCTAATCAGCTCAAAGAGTTTTTTGAATCACAGGGTGCTAATGTAAAGGTTCGATTGAAGATAGGCAAGAAGGGTATACAACATTACGGTAACGGACTCTTTAAAGGAGTATTCGGTGACGACGGTGATTTTGAATGGGCCGATCTAGTCGTTAGTTACAGTTCTGCAATTACTGCTGAAGCATTTTGGTACGGAAAGAAAGTAATTAGTCTAGGACCGTGTCCAACTTGGGTAGCCTGTGAACACACACTAGATAATTGGAATGATCCCACAGAGCCAGTTAATCGACATGCATGGCACGAACATGTTGCATGGGTGCAATTTAATCACAACGAATGGTTTGATGGCAGTGCTCAAGAGATGACCCTGTATTACCAGGGCCATCCATGTGAGGTACCGCACGATGATTTATTTAAAGAGTGGCGTCTTCCAATCCAGCGACCCTTAACTTAATAATATTAGTTAAGTGCCATTGCTTCTGATCCAATGACTTAATAATGCCTAACCACTTATTACGTAGTAAGGCAACTTCATTAATAATTTTCTCAAAGTCTACAACATCTGCTTCGCCGTCTACAAACTTTTCACAGTCTCTAGACGACAATGCTCGCTGATAACTTTCGAGATATTTACGAAAGTGCTGACTCTTTAATCTACGAAGTTCTATGTTTAGATATTCAAGAACAGCTTCAATCTCTTGTAGTTGATTAAATCTATTCTCAACAATACCGGGCATTACTGAACTGTTTTTTTCTATGTTGCCATAGATTCTACATTCCAACTTTGCTTCTAAAAGTTCAGCCTCATAGTAAGCTACTGCATCAGGTATGTGGCTGATATCCTTAGAAACTTTGTCGTACCAATTCATTCTTCGTCTTCGTAGTATTCTTCGTCGTTGCTGTCAATGATGGTGTCACCGTCAATTGCATAACTGATAGCATCATCCAAGTATGGATCGATTCCCAATAGGCTTTCTATAACAGAATCTTTAATACCATAGTCAAGTAATGTGTTTACAAAATCACTGGCAACATCTTTTCTAGATTTCTCTGGAATATGCTCAATCATTAAGTTCCAGATGTCTGCAATTAAATCTTCTTTCATTCAGTAATCTCCGTTTCAACTTCTTCATTATTAGTTATCACAATTGGTGCTGATTCACCATTTTTAATAATGTCAGCCATCACTGTATCAAGACTTCCGGATTCGTTGCGTTCCCAGGCCTTGCGGAATTGTTTGATAATTTCGCCGTCGGCTGTGGTGTATACAAGACTATTTCCTTCTTTCTTGAGCAACCCTCTTGCTTCGAACAAGTCTGTCAAACCGCTATACGGGTTCATACCTGTCTCATAAGGAATTTCAACTTGCACACTTTCAAACGGTTTTGCATATCGTGTTTTCATAATTTTACAGGCTGCACGAATACCGTTTACAGTTGTAGTCTTATTACCGTCTGCATCAGTCTTCAACTTTAGTTTACGCATAGCAACTACTATCGATGATGCATAGATAAAGCCTTGGCCACCTGAAATTTTATCGTCTGGATCAAACATATCTTGACTTGCGTATGTGTGATTAGTACAGATCATTCCGACATTATAACTGCCAAACATGTTAACAGAATTACGAACAAGACTTGTAAGTGCTTTAGGCTTACGACCCATATCACCTTTCATTTCGCCTGCTTCGAATTGATTAACATCAGTCGGTGTTAACAACATACCTAAAGAGTCAATGACAAACAATACCTTAGGACGAGTAGTTTCATCCATTGTTTTGTATTCTTTCATAAACTCACTAATAGTACGAGCAACGTCATCGATCATAGCCATATTAAGTTTCAACAACTTATCTTCGGCTGTATCAACGCCTAATGCTTTGAGCCATGCTTCGTCAAGTGCGTTTTCGCTGTCAACTAAGACAACAAAAATTCCCTGAGCTTGTGCATTTTTAATAATATTTCCTGAACAAAAATAACTCTTACCTGCACCTGACTCGCCTGCAAATACAGTTACTTTGCCCAAAGGAATACCTTTATGGAAATCCGAACTAATCAAATAGTTAAGAGCATAACTGCCCGTGCCTACCCAATCAGTTGGATCGTTAAATCCAACACCAAGACCTTCGATACTCTTTGTTAGAGTCTTACGAAATTTTGAAATATCAAATGCTTTTGTCATATTAGGTGTCCACTTCCATTGCCAATGCTTCTTTAATTACTTCAAAAAGCTCTGCTTCAGTTGAACACATTACTTTAGCGGTCTTCCATTCACTTTCAGAATCACGTCCGCCGACTTCAATCATAAATCCGTTATCATAACGATTAACAGTAAATGATTCATTTACTTTTGCTAATTTAGCTAGTTTCTTTGCCATTATTATTCTCCTAGAATCAAAGAGAGTATGGGACTGGCCCATACTCTTTGTTTATTACAATTACTTTTGACGGTTACGAATCATGGCAAGAATGTCTTGCGCACGACTTGCGCCATCTGTCGAACCAGCTGATTCAACTGGTGCAGCCGCTGGTGCTGATGGTGTAACTGGTGCAGATGATGCTGCTGGTGCAGCCATTGCTTCCTCTTCGTCATGACGTGGTGCTGACGGCTTCAAAGGATCGCCGGTAGCTTGGCTCACGCCTGCTGGTCTGTAATATTGACTCCAACGTGCTGGATCGTATGCCTCACCATCAACGCTAGCTTCAAACATTTCTTTGATTACTTTGAGTTCAACTTCACCTGGCTTCTTAGGTAAGAAGCTTTTCAAATCAAACAAACCATGCTGTGCAATTGCTGCTTGTTCAGCTTCATTAAGAGCACGTTCGCGACGTGACCACTTAGAAGTTGAATAGTCAGCAAATCCGCCTTTGCTAGTTTTAGCAATACGGAAGTCAACACCTTTTAGTGCATCGGTTGGCAATTCGTCCAACTCTGGATCCATTAATGCTGAACGGATGATTTGATAAATTTGAGGTCCGATGATGAATCTACGGATTGGATTCTCTGGTGTTTTGTCTTCACCAATTGGATCATCTACTACAAAGCCTTGGAAAATGTAACTACGCTTTTTCCAATATTTACGACCCATGTCTTCCAACGACTTGTCCTTGAACCAACCGCGAACTTCGCTTAGGATTGGACAAACTTCGTTTGGACCATACATTTCTACACATGGTACTTGTACTTGAACTTTTCTAGAATCAGTCTCACCCTTGATGCCGTTGAATTCTAGTTTGATCATAGCACGTTCTACCCAGAAGAAAGTGTTATTAGTGTCGCCGTCAGCTAACAAGCGAATGGTCGCTTCTTTGCCTTCTTGCATGTTCCAGTGGGGGTAAATTGCGTTGTCGCCGCCGCCTTGTTGTGAGCCGCTAGGACCCTTGTTTTGTGCGTCTTGAAGTTTTGCACGAATTTCTGCTAATGATGCCATTTTAGATGCCTCCTATGTTATGCCTTAAAATGTATTTTATGCCTTATGCACATGTGTTATTATGCGCTTTTTATTTATCAGTGTCAAATAAAAACAACATATAATTGGCTTTTTTTTACCAAAACTATGTCAAGAAAAAAGCTACCGAAGTAGCTTTTTCTTTTTACATTAAAATGTTACATGCCTGACAATTGTTTAATTCTTGCAATTTCTGCAAGTCTTGGATCTGCCTGTGGACTTTGCTGTGGTGCTAGTCTTTCTGCTAGTTTTCTCGCCATTGCTTCTGCCTGTTCACCAAACTTCTTTCCGGTCATTGTAGCTACGCTTTCTGGACCTTTAGGGAAAGTGTTGGTCTTTTTATCATAAAAACTGTAGATAAATTCTGCTACTTCTTGTACGTTAACGCCTGCACGAGATTTACGATCACGTTCGGATTTTTCATCTTTGTCCTTAACGTCTTTCATAGTCAAAGGCGGCTGTCCTGCTTTTTTACGATCTATTGCCGGACGTTCGTAGTCTTGTTTGTTCTTAGGATCGATCGATTCGTATTGTTCATCGTCGAGTTTTTCATATACTAGATCAAATACTGAGCTGTCATCGGTAAGATCCTTACCTGTGTCAATATCAACAATTTTTGTAATTTCGTATTCGGTTTCTGGATGCTCTTCTGGCTCACCACCATGATATCCCCATGTTGCTGCACGATATTCGCCCGTTGTTTCGCTAGAATAATCTACTCCTACTTCAAGTTCTTCTGCTTGGAAGTCAGGATCTTCTTCGTCTTCGGGACCGTTTACGTCAAAGTGCGGATTTGAGATCCACATTGTTGTGTCATACTTACGTGCTTCTTTTGCTCGCCATGCTTTGTCAGCTTTACTCCACGCATCTGTAGCAGCACGATATTCTGCATATCCTGGGGAGCTCTTCCACTCATCCCAGTTATTGCCATCGTAGCCATAGTCGGTGTTTTTTGGAAATGCCGGCTTACCTTCGGCTGCTTCGTCAATGCCTTGCTCTATATCGTGAATATTAACCGTGGTTAAATCACCATTGCCGGCATCTACTGTTACTGTATTTCCTTCTACAGACACTACAGTTCCGTATTGAGTTTTCATGCCGGGTTTAATTTGTTGGTCGCCGGAGCCCTCTTGTTGTGTACTAGCATCTGCATTTGCTAAATCACCAAAATCAACTTCTGACAATACGTCTGGAGCATTCTGTTGCAACCATACTTGAATGAATGGACGAACATCTGTGTTTGATTCCTCTACGCCTGCTGCCTTAAATGCATCATATAATTCTTTATCTTCGATGATTCCCTCAAGACTTGTAATAGCATTCAGTCCGCTTTCACCAGCCGGAAATGATTGTAATGTTAATTCGTTTAATTTTTGAATTGCTAGTGTACGTTCTTGTGGATCTTGACTTTGAACAGCACTTGCTTCACCTAATGTCATTGCCCAACTTTCAAATTGTGCAAACGGATCAACTTGTGCAGATTCAATTTGTTCGTCTGCTTGTTCTTGCCCTGTCATGGCGACTATGTCGTCATAGCCTAATCTGGACTCTTCCTTCATAAGTCTGTATAGAATTGGAAATACGGACTTAATGTCCTCTTTGAAATTTTTGACAGTGAATTTTTCTGTGAAGTCTTCTACAACGTCTTCGGGAATCTCGAAACTATCCGGAGCCTGGAATGATTCTTTATATTGCTCGTAGTAAGCCTGTTTAGATAATTTTGCGATTTGCTCGCGTAATCCATTTAGTGCATCTGCACTGCGTTCGTAGATACTGTTTGTATCAGAGTTAAGTAAATCGTTTCTAACAACATAGTTGCCAAACCCTTTCAATTGAGCAATTTGCTCACTCATACCAACTATACTTTTGCCAAGGTCATCGTATGGAACTCCGCCATTTGCGACGTGACGTTGCATAGCACGAGCACCTGCTAGATGAATGAACGGATATTTAAAACGTTCACCGTGTTGGTTCTCAATAAATAAAGCACCAATATTTCTGCTTCGTGCTCCTGGCTGCTGATCATCTGTAAGCGCATTAACGTGCTTGATGATCAAGCGTGTGTCCATTAGCTTTTGATAGCTAACAGTCTTTGATCCATATAGACCGTTTCCATTCATAACTGATTCTCCGATATTCTGTGGCTTATTATACTGACTCAAAAAAGCAAAGTCTCTTTGATCAAGATTGTCTTTGGCAACATCTCTAGTATCAAAGGTAAGCAATCTGCGTTTTGCAAACTGGCGCAATTCTCTTAGAAAACCATACCATTTTTCTTTTTGTACGATATTCATTTGTTCAGTAATACCATTACTGAAATATACTTTCATCGATGTAGGTTCTGCTAGACTAATGCTAACATGCCCAAGAGCAATATCTTCATCGATATAATCAAAATCAAAAAACACAGCAGATTCCGGGTTAATAGTAACCGCACCTGCGCTTTCACCAAGTTTCAGTCCTGTGAAACGGCTTCTAATTTTGTAAAATAAGTCTGTAGCGATGCTTTTTTGTGAGTCCATAGTATATTTAGTTAATAGCCTGTGCTAATGAAGATTGGCATAGGCAACTGATCCTCGTTGAGTTTTTCCGTCATTTTATCGTAGATTTTAGGATCCCAATCTGCTAGCACGTTAGCCATTCTAACGCATAGTAAAGTAGAAGATACTAAATCGTCGTGTTCTCCAGATTTTGCACCATATCCTACACCGTGTGCAACAAAGGTTTTTAGTTCTGACATCAAGGGTTTTGACTTAATAGTCATTTTTTGTGTTTCGATTAGATTCTTTAATTGGCTACAAGCAGTGATTTTGGTCTTATGTGTTGTGTTAAATCCCTTGCGGAACTTACGTACATGACCCTTGCGTATCGGTTCGCTTAGGAACAATCCAGGAAAGTTTTCTTCACCAATATCACTGATTACCATTAATGCTGCTTCGCCGATTGTGTTATTTTCGACCGAATAATATATCTGCGGAACGCCGCCTAATTCCTCGCCGCGATCAGAAATGTATTTGCAAATTTCACGCATGTGTCTAACTTGCTTTTGAATAGGAGTTAAGTTATGATGCCATTCTGCAACTTGAACCATGCTTGGCATTTCGTAGACTTGAATAGCACCGTAGTCACCGCCTGTTCCTAGGCTAGGATCAAGTGCAATCAAATATGTTGCCTGCGGGTTAATATCTTTATACCAGCGTGTTTGTCCCATAGTCATTGTGGGCTCAACACCTTTCATTTCTGCAAGACGTACTGCGTTGATTAATGTTTCGTCAAAGATCAAAAATTCACAATCAAACTCTCTGCGGAAACGCTCTGCACCAATTTTACTACGTTCAACTGCTGCCCATGCTTCGTCACGATCTGGATGCTCGCTCCAATGTGCAAAGAAACTGTAAAATCCGTTTGAACCTAACTCTTGTTCGTTACCAAACTCATCAAACTTCTTGTTAGCTTCAGTCCAGATAAGAGCAAACTGATCCTCGTCACTGTTGGGTGTTGATGTAATAATACATTTACCACCCGTTGATAGGGTTGGTGATAACGCAGTCCAAAACTCTTTGGCTTTCTCTGGAGGTTGAACGAATGCGAACTCATCGCAGTAAATTAATGAAAGAGATTTACCACGACCTGTGTTTTCTGTTGTAGTAGTTGCTTGAATACGTGCGCCATTATCGTATTCGATTGTATTACGATTATAAGAATAAACACCTGCACGAATAAAGTCTGGCAAGTTCTCGTAGCCGAATCGATATCGATTCATAATATCCTGTGCGCCTTCGTATTTGTGGGCCGCTATCAGAACCTGCGCTTCTGGAACAAACATCGTGTACCATAATAGGTAACCAGTTGCACACGTAGTTTTACCCATCTGACGCGGTAACATACCAATCGACTGCTTATGAGTATGGTAGGAATTAATTAATCGCTCTTGGTATTCGTAGGGTACAAATGGAATCGATCCACGTACTGGGTGCTGAATCTTTAAAAAAGTTTTGCAGAAATACAACGGTCCTGTAACAGGATCCATACAAGCTTCGAGATGTCTTACTTCTTCAAGCGTATACCGTTGTGGTGCATGGGCCTTTTTGATTAAGACCCCGTCGAGACTTTTACTCATGGGGTCGTATCCTTATTACTGTGCTTTGTAGTTTTGTAGTCTTGAACGTAGATCATGTTTAATACTCGCTAACGGATCTTCGCTCTCTGGCATTGCCATTGGATTATCACCTTGCTTGTAGCTGTGCTTGACCATAGGTTTTTCTTTGTTCATGCCACCTGCTAGGTGTTTGATGATTCGTAAATGATCATCTGTATGCTCGTCTGGTGAATTTGCATACTCTTCGTTTTCATACGGTGAAGGATCTTTTACACGTAGGTCTTTAGGATTCTTAGGACCATT